TTTTGTGCGGCCCCCCCCCCCTTTCCCCCCCCCGCGCCTTATTCTGACGCGGCGTATACTCTTCCTTACTATTCCGAGCCTCTAATGCATCGAAGTTCGGATTCATAATAGCAATAGCAGCTTGATTGTAGTTTCTAATATCAAATGGTTCATTTCTTTTTCGCCCGGGGCGTAGCACCCATTGCTCTTTGAAGTGGCCATTAACTAATTTAGACACTTTCATTTCTGCTAATAGGCCCTCGAAGTATTTCTTCCCATACCCTTTTTCATGATCTTTTGGGAAGTGGCAATACCTCGGCTGTCCTTTTTCTTGGTTTAAGTCACTATAAATTTGTTCCTTACCAGTATCTACGCCGAGCTTAAATAATTTCGTTTTGTACTTTTTCAGCTTAGTAGGCAAGCCATCAATCAGGTCTTTACCCGCACCGCCTACACCCTTAATAGGGTACACACGCTTATGCCATCTAGTTGAGCAGTACTTGTATACCGATTGGGTCTTACTACCACCAGAGTCAATGCACGTAACTGATACGCCCCTTTTTCTACCATCGGCATAAGACCACGTACGATTTAAAATAATATCGTCTAATTCTTTCCATACGGCGTCATAGGCAGGGTCTCCATATAATCTGAAGTATTGTATACCCCAGCTCTCATAATCTTTCCCCCAGCCGACGATTTCACACTCTAATCGGTCATCCTGGGTATCGACGCCACAGGTTAAGAGTAGTACTCCATCTGGTAGCTCCGCTCCGTAGTCCTCCCTGCGTTCATAGAGTTCTTCCGATTGTAATGTTTCTGTATCCTCTTCATAAGGAATGCCCATTTCAGTGTTAAAGAATGTCTTAACGCCAGCCGTTCCGAGTTTAGTGGCTTCCTCATATTTATCTTGAAGTTTCCCCCAGGATGCCCAAGGCGATCCAAACGCGTTCATGTGAAAGCTTCGGCAATTATACTTCTTTAAATTCTCCGGCGCTTCCGCAATCCATTTTCCCTCTCGATACAGTTTCTTCCACTCGAACTCTTCTGATAGAGTTCCGCAGTGATCACAGGCCAAGTAGTACTTGCCTGTATCCTCGTCTGCGTGGAACTTATCCCAGGAAGGATACACGTATTCGCCACATGCAGGGCACTTAATATGCCATACTTCTTGCGTACCGCCTAGATACAATTTCTCTATCCGGCTGGTACCTTTGGCCAATGGCGTAGATGCGTACACGTGCTTTCTATTGTAGAACGTATTAGTACGCTTTTCTGCTAGGCTCAAAGGGTCACCTTCCGTCCCTGCTGATGCAGGATATCGGTCAATTTCGTCCGCTAGTAGTACTCGAATTGGCCTAGATGCCAAATCTGCTGGAGCGTTCGCCCCTACTAATGTTAGGTAACCGCCAGGAAAGGTCTTATTTAGCACCGTATTGCCACTGTCCCGAGATTTTACATCGGCCATTTTATCGTTAAGCACTTTCGTATCACGAATAAAGGGAGCAATACGAGTTTTGGAAAACTCTTTAGCTATGTCTTTTGTAGGCTGCATGAACATAATTGGTGACGGAAAGTAGTCAATAAAATAACCCAACACATTTTTAATGAGCTGGGTTTTACCGATTTGTGAGCCGGTCATATAGACTACTTTTTCAACATCAGGGTCACTCACCGCATCAAGCATTTCCTTTTGATAAGGTGCCCTATCGGTGGAATACCTCCCTGGTTCGGCGCTATCCTCTGTAGATAGCACCACGTTAGCGTTGGCCCATTCCGACGCAGTAAACTTTGGCGGTGGTTTTAGAACACTGGCCAGCCCTTTAAATAGGTTACATGTGTGCTTCAATCACCTTCACCTGCCTCGTCGTCATCCACGATGATGTCATCGGATTCATCGTGGAACATGTTCGGGTCATATTCAGACAATTCCGTTAAGCACTCATTCACCTCATCGAGAAGTGTATCTTGAATGACTAACAAATTCGTCTCACCTAGCACTTTAGGCGCTGCTTTTAATGGTAACGCCTGGAGCTTACTTTTAAAGTTATTCAACATTCGATTCATTACGGCTTTAACTGTATTCGAACGGTGCAAATCTCCATTCATGATCTTCAGTTTGTTTTCTTCAATCATCCGTTTAGTTCGAGTTAACAAAGTTCGTTCTGCATCATACCCGCCTTCACGTGCTTTCTTTTCGAGTTTACTTTCTCCGGTCTTATACGCAACAAATGCTTGCACTGTTTTCGCAATATTGTACTGTCCGCGTTTTTCCTTTTCGAATATACCATCCTCGGTCAACTGCTGAACACGTCGAGAGCTGATACCGAGTACTTTTGCTACAATTTTAGATGATACTAATTCGTCAACGATTGTTACGTTCGTCACAGTCTCGCCTCCTTCCAAAAGTTGACCGTTTTTGAAGCCGAACAGCAGTTCGGAAAAATAACTAACTAGCTATTCCGCGGGGTTCGGATGACCCACGCAAAATATTTTTCATTTGGAGTACCTTTAAGGCCCCCTATTGGGGCTGTTGCCCTAGCCCCCATACATGCCCCCTCGCCAGTGTTGTTTGCGTGAATGTTTCATCATATCTTTAGCAAAGGCTTTGGCTTTACAATTACCTTTACTGCCAAGGACAATAGCATTAGCAGTACACTTATTACGTTTGTTATGTAAACAATCTTTAATATGGCAAGTAATATCTGTCATACTATTCTCTCCTTTCTATTGGCAGTTAGATTCTATTTTATTTGTAGGCTTAATCAATATCATCATAGGAGTAGTGATTTGATATAGTTAAGTATTCAAGGAAATCTCTTACATTATGTATTGGTTGTAGTTAAACAATGCTATTCTATTTTGTGCTAAAACATCTCAGAAGTGTCGCGAATTTATTTTGGTATAGTTTGTTATTTGAAAGGATTACATTTGCCTTACGAACAGGTACCCCCCTATGATGATATTGATTAAACCTGCATAATACAAAAGGACGCCAAGTACATCTGGCGTCCTTTCCTTATTCACTTCCTGTGAAGTTTCCCAACTTTCACACCTACAGTATACCACATGTCGATGTACTGTTTTGTATTGTTTTGTATTGTCCACGCTATTTCAATCTAGCACGTATACGTCCTACCTCTACCAGGGCCCTATCGTGTAGCTCGCCACGTACTCTTGCCTCGCTATAGAATAAGATACCTGCTAGCTCTTTCCAACTCTTCCCTTGTACGTATCGTTCAGTCAGTAGGACCGCCAACTCATTCGGCCGTACTTGGCTAATCACCCAACGGACTTCTGCTTTAATGGCTTTTAACCTTTCTATTTCCTTTCGTTGCAATTCAACACATTGCTCGATACCAGCTACTATACCTGATAAATCGCCGCAATGCCCGCCGGATATCCTATCCTTGCTGTAGTCCGTGGCGGACAAGGTATCCGCCTTACGTTCTATCTGTGCCTCAATATCACGCTTAATTGAATCTATGCGGTCATCAATTCGTAATATTTGTTGCATATACTCTTTATCGGTCACTCTTCCGCCCCCTTGCAATATCTCCATATCTCATATAGCTTATATTGATCCTCGTGCTTACGACTGACTGTCCAAGGGCTTTTACCCTCGGCATACACAAGCGCGTTACCAGTACCGCCCCACACATCATCAATACGATAGAAATGCCTATGATACCAATGCTTGTTGTCATTTGATACTAACACGCAGTCACTTTGTTTAAAGTGTTCCATTCCCCATCACCTCATTGATGTATCTATCCAAATACCACCGTGCTTTTTTTAGGTCTTCTAGCTTATCACCTTTATACCCTGCTCGTGCGATGTACTTGATGACATTACCAAGATGATACGGCAGTTGTTGATCCTCGATAAAATCAATCACCTCAATCTTACCTCTTGTATAATGCGATGGGTGATTCACGGCATCGTGCTCAATATTACCGTACATCTTAGCCATATGTTCAGCCGTTGGCACATAAACAGTTTCTTTGTTACTGTCTTCCTTCTGTCTATCTACTGTCTCTTTACTGTCTATCTTCTGTCTATCTTCTGTCTTGTTACTGTCTACTGTAGTCATGTTTGCTTCCTCCTCAACTTCCTTCTTGGATTTATGGCAGAATTTAATTGCACAATCAGGGCAATATTTACGTGGCCGCCCCTGTGGCTTTCTAAAATATTCAAACGGCTCTCCGCAGCCTTCGCATTCTCTAACTTCTAATTTAGTGCCTGCTGGCGGAGGCGTCATAACTTCCATGCACTCCGGACAATAATCTTCCGAAGTTTTAACCGTAAACTTCGTACCGCACTTTCTACATTTTTTTTGCATAACGTTTTACTCCTTATACAACTCTTTACGATATTTGATCGCTTCAAGTAGGGCATCTTGCCCTGCTTCCTTACGCTCTAATGCTTTCATCACTTGCTCGTCCATCGTTCCTTTTGTTACTAGATGGTGGATAATGACCGGTTGCGTTTGGCCTTGCCGGTGTAGCCTTGCATTAGCTTGTTGATATTGCTCCAAGCTCCACGTTAATCCATACCAGACAATGATGTTGCCGCCAGCTTGAAGGTTTAGTCCGTACCCTGCTGATGCGGGGTGGGCCAATAACATTTGAATGTTCCCTTTGTTCCACTCGGCCACATCGTCATCGGTCTTTAATTCGACAGCTTTTGGAAAGGCCTCTTTAATCGCTTGCAGGTCATGTTTGAAATTGTAGAATACTAACATCGGTTTACCCTCATTTGTTTCTACCAATTCTTTTAACCGCTCAACCTTCTCATTGTGGACGATAATTGTTTCACCATCATCTGTATAGATAGCCCCATTGGCCAGTTGTAATAATTTACCGGCCAAGGATGCAGCATTGAGTGCGCTTACGTCGTCATCATCAACTAAGCTTAGAACGTGATCACGTTCCATTTCTTTGTATAGCGCCCATTCTTTGGGATTCATTTCCACTGTGATGACATTTTCGATACGTTCTGGCAGTGTTAGATAATCTTTAGCTTTTAAGCTCATACAGATATCTTGCATCTTACCAAATATGGCTTTATCGCCGCCGGGCAGTAATCTGTAGCTATACACGATATGCCCGTTTGTTTTATCTGGCGTAAAATACCGAGTACGATATTCAGTCAAGGTCCTACCTAATCGTTCGCCACCGTCTAACAGATATATCTGTGACCATACATCCATTAATGTATTCGGTGCCGGTGTGCCTGTTAGAATCACTACTCGTTTGAAGAAAGGCCTCATCTTACGCATAGCCTTAAACCGTTTGGCCTGCGGATTCTTAAACGATGAACTTTCATCGATAACAAGCATGTCAAAAGGGAACGGCTTCTTATGATAGTACTCATACAGCCATTGCACATTCTCACGATTCATTACATAAATATCAGAATCACTTTGAAGGGCTTTGATGCGGTCCTTTTCAGGACCTAGCACAGATGCTATCTTCAAATGGCTTGTTTCATTCCATTTGTTAGCCTCTTGCATCCAGGTCGATTCGGCTACTTTCTTAGGGGCAATAAGCAGCACTTTATTAATATCGAATTGATCATACATTAACTGCTCGATAGCGATTAATGTAGAAACGGTCTTGCCCAATCCCATATCAAGTAACAGTCCGTAGTGTGTATGGTCAATGATTCTTTGAATTGCTATCTTTTGATATTCGTGTGGATGAAAGTCCATAAATCGCCCTTCTTATATCATCAACAAACAATGTAGCCCCTACTTTGCCGGTAACTACGGAAACGCTGGCGCCCAGCTTTCGCATTCGTTCTATCTGCACGCGTTGGTTGGGTCTTAATCGCCCTTTCTCGTCCTTTAGTTCAGCGAACACGACTAGGCCACCCGGTAAGATTATAATTCTGTCCGGCACGCCATCATTTCCTGGCGATACGAATTTCATATATATGCACCCCAGATTTTTGAGTTGATTTCCCAACCAACGCTCAATGTCTTTTTCCATATTCTCGCCCCATTCTTGATAAATAATCGGCAACACGTGCAAACCTATATGAATACTGGCTTCATCGGGGTTGTGTTGCCGATGTTGGCGTTTTTTTTCGTAAACATATATATACGCGTATTCGCGTTTTTTACGTGTATACATATACGCCCATTTATTCATATATTTATTATTTATTATTAATTGTAAATAATTGGCAACATTGGCAACAAATCGTATTTAGAATAACAATTATCCGCACTTTTCGTGTTGCCGATTTTGTTGCCACACATGTTGCCGTTGCCGATTATTTTTACTATATCAAAATATATCGATGTATAGGCCTGTATAAAAACTATTTCGATGTATTTCGATATTTTAAAATTAGCTAATCGGCAACAAAAATCGGCAACATCATTTTTTACCCTTTTTCTTTGCCATTTCGGTAAGTTTCGTGTCTTCTCTTATAAACGCTCTTTGCACGCCATACATCTTTCCAAATCGCATTTTACCAACGCTCTTTGAATAAGGGCTCCACCCTTTTATGGATTGCAAGATATCAATGATTTCTCTCGCCTTTGCGTTCTGCAGGTTCTTCCTGTCCCCCTCCATCACTTCACACCATATCTCAAGGGCACATACCCGCTCCCGCTGCACTGAACCACAATGATCGTCATCGCCATAATTCCTGATATAATCGCGTCTATCAAAGATATCTAGCGACTCCCAATTTTCAGGGAGTAACATCTCAAGATATTCTTCAATAAGGCCTACGAGTTCACCACCTTCTGTGTGTGATAATTGGATTCTTAGGGCTTCTTCCTCAAGGTCTCCCTCGAGTACTAACGATTCCCCGTTAGACCAGTAGTAGTAAGCCTCCGCCCATAATTGGTCGATGTCATCTTGCGTTATGTCCCAGGCGTTTTTCGTCTTACGATCTTTGTCGCCTGTGATTGGCCAGAATCGGCGGTTACCGGTACGATCTTTAAGGAACATGAGATTATTAGTAGAACCCGCGAATACACACTGGCGAGGGTACTCCTCGGTGCGCCTGCCATAGGGTGACCTGAACCGGTCGGATGTACGGCTGATAAAGGCCTTTACTATTTCATTATCGTTCTTATAGGTAGGTGCCAGTTCCGCGAGCTCATTAATCCAAGAGCCCTGAATTTGTTCAAGGGCATCTTTGGTCTTGATATCAACCAATGAATTATTGAACCATTTACGGCCTAAGCGTTCTAAGATTAAGGATTTACCAAGACCCTGCGAACCGTATAATACGATAGCCGTATCGAACTTGATGCCGGGCACCATAACACGTGCTACAGCGCCACACATCCATTTACGCGTAACCGCTCGAATGTATTCGGTATCCTCGGCGCCGATATAATCAATGAAGAGCGTGTCAACTCTACATTCACCGTCCCAGGTTAGTCCTGTTAGGTACTCACGCACAGGATGAAATTTGTTGGATTGCGTGACTTCCTGTAAGGCATCATCGATAATGCCCTTACCCTTAATAAGGTATTTCGTAGCGAAGTAGTTACGTAAACACGCATCATCTGTATCAGTCCAGTATGGCGTCTCGTCCTTACCCCGCCAAGGCAAATCGTCAATGACCACTAAGCGGTGCGCGAATTCGTCAAGACGGATTTTACCTTTTAAAGCAGGGTCGTATTTTAGAACAATTAAGCAGTTGAATACATCTGATTCAGGTGTACCACGGCGGTCACGTTTGAGCTTTTCGAGGAAGTCTTCTTCCTCGTCCGTGATATCCTCAAACTCCATATCCGCCATACGTTCCTTATCGAGCAGAATTGGTGCGGCGCCGTCTTTATTAACAAAGTCAAGCATCGCCTTATAACTCGGGAGGTCCGTTATTTTGGTGCGCGGATCCACGTCGGCATCTTCGGCGCCAAATAAGTGAATGCGGACCAGGTCAAAAGCATTTACGAGCTTACCGCTGATAGGGTCTGTCGCATGGTTCGAATACGCGAACGTGTCATTGTCATAAATAACAAGACCTGCTACTGAGCTGCCTTCTGTATACGTGTAACGGTCTTCGTGCTGCGTTGGCGCATAGACTTCAGGGAGAAACTTTTGAATAGCTTCTGTGATACTGTAGCTCCTACAAAAGGCACCCAGTAGACCTTTTTTCTCTAATGGATTACCTTGCTTTTTAGCCGCATCAAGTCTGATTTGAGATTCTTTACTTGATGTTGGCCAAAGGCTCGTATCACGCCAGTCTCTGTAGGTACTCAAATACGTATCGACTGAAATAAGCTTACCTTCATTATGTTGGTATACATAATCAACATCTTTAGGGCAACTAGGCCAATACATAAGGCGCTCCGCTTGATGCGTTGAGGAATCGAAGGATTCAATACCAATATCATCGGCAATGCGTCTTGATACCGCCTGGTATTCATCAGGTGTCATCACTCTATCAGTAGGAATGATGATGCGGTATCGTGGATTATCAGGGGTATGGCTATGCGTACTGTATAGCACGTATTCCATATCGCCTAGTTCCAAATCAAGGTTTGAAATAAAATCCTCGCTAGGTGAATCCGCATCAAGGGTAATCAAATATCTTTCTTTGACTTCCTCTCTGATTCGTCTACCATTATTGGGGATATAACCACCTACGAAACCGCCTACATCTTTCCTTCGGCCCTTTTCGTCCTTAGGCATTTTAACGTATTCAGCCGCCGTTTCATTGGTTACAGTTGGTTCGGCCAATTTCTTGGCCAAGGCACTCCAAGTCATATTCTTAGACTTCCAGCTACGGGCGGAGCGATTTCTGCCCGTAGCTATGATGATATTTGTATCCATATTACATCGCTCCTCCCTTCGCAAATTGGATGTCTCTTATAAATTGGGGTACTTGTAATTTATGCTTTTTAACCCATTGGCATACAGCATAATTGACGTCGTGGTTATCACTAACACATCTGTTATTTTTTAACTTAGCCTGATGTATTTCAACGAAGTTATCGGTATCCTTGTTAGGATTAACTTCAATGCATGCTACAGGTTTATCGCTTTTATAGACGCCTACGATGGCACACGTTCCGGCTTTTACCTTATCGACATATGTCCCAACGCAATTATTCAATTGCACGCCTAATCGGATGATGCCGTGCGTTGATTTGATCACGTTGAAAGTAAGACCTTCAACTGAATCAGCTAATTTTTTATGGCGCAGACTCTGTTGCACCGGTAAGTTTTCGGCGTCTTCGAATTTAGATAGACATACAATCTCGTCGTGCAGGTCTTTAATCTGAATTCGTCTAGCCCAAACTTCCTTCTTCTTGCTTCTTGATAATCTAAGATACATATCAGATGTATCTTTAATTTCAGAATAAGAATCGGCGTTTTTAATGAACAGTAGCGTACGCCGCTCACCGTATTGGTGCATCATGATGGATAGGAACTTTGTAAACATAAGCAAGGCTTGTTCGCTATTCCATATTGGCCACGATTGAATATATCCCGTGCCACCACCTTCCTCTGCTACGAGGTCTGTAAAGGCCTTTTGATAATCCATACTTTTGAATATCTTGCTGGCCGTCTTGATTACTTTCACATAAAAGAAAGGACGTATTGACAGTAATCTTCGAACCCAGCGCTTATCCGGTAATTCATAAAGCCGTATTAGAGCTTTAATAAATGGCGTACCAGTACTTGTTAAATCAGTAATATTTGAAGTGCACACCTTGTCAGATCCGAAAGGTCTAAAATAGGTGTCGTAGTCTTTAACTAGGGTATCGTTTAAAGCTGGTGCATCTGGTGCCTGCATTTTCCATATTAGGTTATGGAGTAAATTATCAAGAGCCCCATATTTGGCCGATAATAAAACACCCTGCCTAATAGACTTAACTTTGTAGCCTACTTTCTTAGATAACTTAGTAAAGTAGGCTTCTTTTAGCACTTTAGCAAAAGTCTTTAACTCGTTTTTATGTTCGGCTAATCGACAATTTGGAGTCGCTACAAGCCAGCGCAAAGGTAACGACTTTGAGTAAAAGCACGATATATTAGGCTCGATTTCAGACACTATATCGGCGCGGGTACGCTTCTTTTGAACCAGGAATACTTTTCCTTGTTTAAAATCAAAACGCAATATGTCGACAAGATGCGGTTTATATCCAGGGTAAATCGACTGCATATCGTTATCAACGTATACGGTGTGATAGTCAAATTTAACGTCTAATGTTGATCCTCTATCAATGATTGAAAGTTCGATATCAAGTGGAATATTGTCATTACTCGAAACCTCAGCAACACAATCCTCATTTGTGTGAATGAGTTCTCCGCATTGTGGGCAATAAAACGCATTTGACATATAGGGGTCTACGATTTTGCCCATACCGGATGACACGGAAGGCCACAAGCAGGCAAAGGATTGCCCGCAATCTACGTGGTAATGTACAGCAGGTGACCAAGAGTTCACTTGCTTGCGCCGTACTAGGTCATACAGCTTTTTGACTGACAAACTAAATAATACCTTCATAAGGCGCTAACCTCTTTCTTATAACAAATCGTCTAAATCGTCTTCTTCATCAACTACAGGAGCATCTTCAACAGGAAGGACTTCCTCTACAGGAGCTTTCTTTTTAGTAGTACGCTTACGCTTAGGTTTTTCAGCGGGTTGCTCTTCTACTTTAGGAGCGTCATCTACTGTTGGCGTTTCTTCAGTCTTTGCGGGCTCTGCTTTTTTACCATTGAGTACTTTAAGTCCCAAATCACAAGCAGCGATACAGCCTTCGCAGTACGCCATAGCTGCGTCTTTACGTTCGCTAGCAGGTGCGTTTTTTACTAATTCGTATAAGCTATCAATGGCTTCGCGTTGTTGTTTAATTTGTTCTTTGTTAATCATAATGACTTCCTCCTAGTCTTTCATATAATACGGGTTTTCAAACCCCGCTGCGTTTAATATGAGGCCCTCATTCCAGGGCTCTGGTTTACACATAATGTCTATAACTTCATCTAAACTGCCTTCACCTATAGGTGCTTCGATTACCACTTCATCGTGGATATGGGCTACAATCTTGTACCCTGCTTTTGCCAGTCTTAGCATGGATGCGGCCAAGCAATCTCTTGCAACAGCTTGTACAATGTTTTCGACGAGCTTTCCGCCGTAGGTTTCGACCCTGCCCCATGTATTCTTAACCTGATCCATACCGTCATACTCAATCGATTCACTACCGAACCGGTTGAGCCCTATTCTAGGTCTTGCGTAGGCAAGCCTACGTCCGGAGGGTAACTCGATAAACATAAATCCTTTCGATTTAAAGAATTTAATATTACCTTGCCTAATTCGTGCAGGTTCGCCAGTCTTAACGACTTTCTTGGCCGCAGTATCTGCATCCTTCCAAAATCGTGTAATTCGTGGGCTGGCTCTTCTCCATGCTTCGATGATACCGGGGAGTTCTGATTCTGGAATTTCCCCCTTTGAGTCCATCGATTTCATGGCCCCTACACCGCCGCCGTAGCCCAGTGCCAGTTCTGCAACCTTACCCTTTTGCCGTAGGTGCCCGTTCACACCGTGCTTCTCAACAGGAACGTGGAACATGCTTGATGCAGATGCGCAGTAGATGTCGCCACCTTGTGCAAATACATCCTGCCTCCACTGCTCGTGAGCGAGCCAAGCGATTACACGTGCTTCGATAGCACTAAAATCAGCTACTATAAATCGGTGCCCATCTTCCGCCACTAAAGCAGTACGGATAAGTTGCTTGATTACGTCTCCAGGGTTTCCGTAGAGCAGGTCTAGCAATTCTACATCTCTACTTTTAAGAACGTCCCGAGCTGTGTCTAAATCTTCTAGGTAGTTACGAGGGAGGTTCTGCAGTTGTACTACACGCCCCGCCCATCGTCCACTACGCATGGCTCCGTAAAACTGAAGCATGCCGTGGATGCGACCATCCGAACATACGGCATTTTTCATGGCCAAGTACTTTTTAATGGAAGAGTTGCCCAGGACTTGTCTATTCTTCAGCACGGTGCGCACATCGGAAGGAATATCCCGTGATAGTAGATCTGATACGTCATCTTTTCGCATGGTTTCGATTTCATAGCCAAGCTGATTTGATAACCAATCCTTAAGTTGCAACGTACTATTGGGGTTATCTAGCCCTGTTAGTCGCGCCGATGATGCGGTGGCCTTTTCTACGATTTCATCGTTACATTGAAGAGCCGCATCAACGAGGTCCATATCTACTTTTACACCTCTCCAGTTGATGTCTTGATCCAGTAGCCAATACTCGTGTTCAATGGTAGGCGGTTTTAAAGAGAGTAAGCGTTTACGAATTGCCTTTTCAACCACCACATCCTGCCGGTTGTATTCAATAAATTCGGCCCATTTGTCTGGCGCATCCTCAGGCATATTCCGTGTCTTAGGATTTGTCTTAGTAGGCTTACGAGGAACGGAGAAGAATTGAATCAATCGTTTACCCCGTGAATCCTTAGCTTCTCCTAATCGTAAAGCCTTAGACACATTATCGAGGCTCGCCGGCAAGCTACAATACAAAGCAAGTACAGAGGTACATTCCCAATTCGTGAAGTCCGCATCAGGGAAGTACTTTTTTAGGCACAGCATTTCAAATGCTGCGTTGAACGCGGTCTTTGTAATTTCCTTATTATACAAAGCATCCACCACCCTTTCGGGTAGTGGATGCTTTGTCATATCAATTACTTCGACAGGTTCGTCATCAAAGCTATAGGCAAAGAGCAGTATTTCAAATGTTGTATCGTCAACGTATCGCTGCGCCCCATATTTAATAGGGCAGGCGCAATAGGTTTCCACATCAATACTGAGCTCCATAATTGCCTCCTTAGATTAAATCGTCGTCATCATCTAGGTCGCCTAAATCATCGTCGCCGAAATCATTAGCAGATACATGTACCCCGCCTAGGCGTTCACCATCTTTGACTTTACGGATGCCGTTTAGACCAAAGCCTACGCCTTTCTTACCGTTGAAGTTGTAAGCAAAAACGGAAAGTGCAACCTGTGCGTATACACCAGAGTAGATTTCTTCTTCGATGTCGAAGTCATCCATTTTGATTTTGTCACGAGTAAACACGATAGGTTGCTTATCGCTGTTAGCGTTAATGAAGTATTTGCCAGCGTATGTTTCCGGTTGGTCAACTACTGCTTCATCAGTATCGCCGTCGCGTAAGTTCAATTTAAGGTATGCTGCTTTACCTTCTACCTTAGCAACTGCTTTTGGATCTGCTTTGAGTTCTTCAATCGCACGTTCAAATGCTTTGATTGTCTTCTTATCTGTTTTATCGATAATGATTTGGGAACTATATTTTGCTTTGCCGTCGTCGTTTTTACGAGGGGAAGCGATATTTGCATAAGAAAGTCTTACTACACCAGTTGTTAATTTAGCCATGTTACTGTCTCCTTATTTCTTAAATGGGTTATGTTCATAGTCAAACCCTATTACTGTATTAAACAATTCATCTAATTCATCTTCTATATCAGACCTTTCGTCATCTAGTTGAATCCAATCATCGTCTTCTTCCCAAGAATATTTCGAAAGGTCTAATTCAGTTTTATAATAATCCTCTATCGCCTCACACTTAGCATCTACTGCACAATAGCGAACGTGTAAGCTAGTTGCATAGGTGATAGTAATTTGGTAAAGCTCGTCGAGGTAGTGCCCTCGTTCGTGGAGCTCTTTTGCGATAGCTCGTACAGAGGTCATTTTTCAACCTCTGCCATTAGTTTCGCTACTAATGTTTCTAGCTTAGAGATACGGCTTTGGGCATCCTTGGCTTCCGCTACGTAGTCCGCGCCCTTTCCTGTTTTAAAAGAAACGCTTACATTGTATTGATTCTCGGCGCCTAACGTGGCTCCGAAGCCTAACATGATACGCTCATTAGGTCTAGCGAATACCCCAAGGGCTACTGCGTTGCTATTACGGTAGTGGCCATAGCTGACTGCGTAGCTTACCTTGTCATTTCTGTTGAAATCCAAAGGATGTAGCCCTGCCAATGCTGCACTAGATGCACCCAATTTATTGATGCGGTTGTTAATTTCACCGGCCATGTTGTATTGGCGGTTTTCCAAATTTGTGATACGTGTTTCGTGATTAGCAGAGGTGCCTTGAAGTGCGCTGATATCAGATGTATTAGTACGTACCTTTGCGCCTAACGTGTTGATTTCATCGTAAGCTGCATACAACTGGGAGCCGTTAACAGCATCCAAGCTGTCAGCCTCGACACGCCCAGCGCTCACGTTTTGGAGCTGACGGTTATACTGAGCCACGCCACCCGCGCCCGTGCGAGCTTTGGAGCCAAAGGATACGACCGCGCCAGGTTGTTCGCCGGCGAAGATGTGACGTGTTCCATTAAGGTCTACCCCATCAACGCCCACCGCATCATCGGTCACCGCGTTGGTGCCGATAGCAACGGAATTTGCACGATCTGCAATAGTATTATTGCCAAAGGCAACGGCATCAGTTGCAAGGCTTTTTGCGTGTGTGCCAAACACTAATGCACCTTGTCCGTTGCTTTCAGAATTAGAGCCAAACACCAATTGTTCTTTGTCAGCCCCTGTCCTGTTGTTGTACCCTACTATGGCGGACTGGCCACCGGATACTGTGCCATTGTTGGCCCCAACTGCAACGGAGTTTTCACCCGTCACATTGTTTGACCTGCCAAAGGCCACAGAGCTTTCACCAGATACGAACGCACCATTACCAATGGCAACGCTATCATAAGATGCCGTTCTAGCCTGGTTACCAATAGCGATGGTGTATTCCACCAAGCTTTCAGCGTGACTACCGAAGGCGAAGGAATTGCGACCTGCTGCAGTAGCATTATTACCACCTGCAAACCCATTTTCACCTGTTACAGTATTATTAGTACCAAACGCCAACGCATTATTTGCGTCGATATTATTTTGGAATCCCCATACTGCGGAGCTAGTAGAATTCGTAGATATGGTATTGTTTGTACCACCTACCGTATTATTGCTAGTTGCGCCGGCTACATTGACAGCCAGCGCGGAAATCGCGAGTACCGCTGTTACTGTTTTATTCATGTTTATACCTCATCATCAAATTCATTCATCATTGTTTCAACTGTATTAATTGCTGGGCGTTTATCGCTGTCCGGTACAAGTGTAGGCTTGCCCTCCGGTTTATCGATATAGGCTTCTAAGAATTCGGCAACGCCCTTTTTACCGAGTACCTTTTGCAGATTCGTGATACCTTCGAGTTCACGAGGCTTAAAAATGTCTTCTTCCTTATAGCCATTATCAAGTAATGTTTTAGCTGCTGCTTCAGGATCCGTGATAGTACGTCTTGATGTACCTTCTACTAATTTGTATCCAGGCCATTGCTTTTCTCCTGATAAGGCTTTCTCGTATGCAAAGTCGTAAACACCTTTAATCCATTTCGTGATTAAATCTTTCATCGCCAAGATGTCAGATACTTCACTGTCAGTAAGTAATTGATTGAGCTTGCCGCCATTCTTATAGAATGTATCAAGGCAAGTATTCGATAGCGCCCGGCAGGTGTGTCGTGCTTTACAGAAGTTACAGTAATCGCAAGGCGTACATTCGCCTTCACCACGAAAGGCACGTTGCGCGATTGGTTTGATTTCTTCGCCCCAATCGAGCAGTTCTTCAAGTGTCATTTCATCGGTAGACACGCTGTCCAGTCTTGGCTGAACGATAGTCATGCGGATCGTTTTAATGTCATACAAGAATTCGTTTACATCATAAGCACCTAATGCGTAGAGTCGCATTTGTGTGTTTTCAACGGCACTAACAGGAACGCCCTTGCCGTATTTCAGGTCAATCACTTCCAGGATGCCGTCAGCTACGATAACCATATCGCCCGTACCAAAGCCTTCAGGTACCCACCTAGAGAAGTCGAGCCGTGCTTCAATCATGGCTTCTGCATCAGATGAACGGGCGCGAGCCTCGTTCACCTTTTCTTCGCAGATGTCAACATATCGGTTAACAGCTTCTACCATTTCAGTAGAGTAGTCATCAAGCTTCGGCGCTTTTTTGCCCTCCAGCTTATGGCGCAGGATGGATTCTGCCAGGTCGTGTGCTATAGTACCTTCTGCAGCATAGGGCGATTGTTCATCAGGGAACATCGCTTCCAGTCTTGCTGAAGGAGTACATACTAGCCACCTGGCGCTACTTGATGCACCTAGTAGGGCGTGTTTCTTAGCCACGGCTGTTCACCCATTCCATGATTTGAATACGTTGTTCATCGGTAGCGGATGTTACCTTTTCAGCGCCGATGCTATCTAAGAAGGCTTTGAATTCGCCTTTTGCTTTCGTTTTATCAGCTGCTTTTGCCATTACATCTTTCACTGCTTCACGAGTTGCTTCGAGGCTAGGTACTTCCACTTTAGGTTCTTCCGCTTTTGCTGGTTCTTCCTTAAGAGCAGGTGCTTCTTCTTTAACAGGTTCTTCTACTTTAGGAGTTTCCTTCTTAGCTGGTTTAACATCATTAGTTGTCCAGTTTTCTACTTCTTTAACAGGAGCGCCTACGATGGATTGGTAAAGGTCTTTTACTTCTTGTTCTAATTCAACTGCTTTATCTACTGTGATTTTTAACTCGATCATTGTTTTGTTTCCTTTCGGTTTAACGATGTGATATACTTTAAATGGATATTTTTCTATGTGCCCTTTACGCATTGCCGTGCGTGAGGGCATTTTTTTTGTGCCTAACTGTTCGCATTCATCAGGAATGCAGTAGTCTTTATCAGGGCACGTTGTACAGTCTCGCAATTTAATCACCTCCTTATACACATTTAAGAATCATGCGAATTTCTTGATCTGTCATAGCTGTCTCCTCTGTTTACGGATTGATGTATTTCTTTACATTTTTTACACACGGCGCGCGGTGCGCCTGTCGTAAAACTCCAATGATGGTAGGGGCCTTTTAGCCTCTTATTGCATCTCGCACAGCGCTGCGTTCTCATATGTACTACCCTTAAAATCTGTAATACGTAGAACTCTGTACCTGACGGCTACGCATTAATTTACGGCGCAATCGTCTGACCTCAATTCTGTACTCAGATACCATCCAAGCCATGACCCCGCTTAACACTTGAAACAGCGCTTGTGCAAAACCAATGCGGTCAAGTTCTAAACTGCCTACCGTACCGATTATCATCAGTAGGCCGATTCCTTTAAGCAACCCGTTCATACGATGTGCGCCTCCTTAAATGCTTCATTAATCTTCTCTTCCGGCCAGCCCAGCGTGTTGGCCAAGTAGAATCGGAACCCTTCTCTATCAATTGAAAAGGTGCGTCCCTTTTTGCCTTCCGTTTGCCAGCACTGCGCAAAGGGGAACTTATCTCTTGCGATACATTCACGTATCGCGGTCATAGTTCTTCCCAATACCGTGGCCATCTGGCGCACGGCAATTGTTTTAGTTATCATAAGTAACTCCTTCCTACCAGTGATAAGCAGTGATTGCTGCCACTATGATGATAAAAATACTAACAGCCGCAGAAAGGCTAAGCATTAGCATCCAAAGACAGATGCTGATAAAGGCTTGTATATCACGCTTTTGCATTGTACTCGCCTCCATTCACGGTCTATCAAATTTAGGATTGTAGTAGTCAGTTTCCCAAAAGTCATGACTATCAGCATCATCGACGCACAACGCATAACAGATACTAACAACTGTCGCCATTTGTACTGATTTCCCACTAATAGCGCGGTTTAATGTATCTCTTGTGATTTCGGCTTTTTCAATCAAATCGGCCTTTGTCATACCTAATTCGTTCATGCGCTCCTTAATAGACTCGCCAAACATTCTGATTGCAAACTGTTTCATAATTCTGTCCTCCTAATTTTGATAGCTAAATTGATTGCAAAAGTAATAAAGGTTATAATTATAAAAACTAACCTATACAACTTTTCCAAAGGTTACTTTTGTATCCTCAGAAGTTACTTCTGAAGCAAAAAAAATAGGCATAGGGTCCTTGATATCAAGAAGTTTTATCATCTTCTCGATTTCATCAGAACCAAATACTCTCTTCTTTAATTTCATTGAGAATGTTTTAGGAGACATTTCTAACTTTTTGGCCACATCCTTTTGAGTTAGACCTTTTGAAGCTATTGCCCCTTTAATAAGATTAACGTTAACCAAGTTTTTCACCTCTTTTCTAAAACCTAAGCTTGTCTTCTACACATATATTATCCCCTTGCACGTAAACCGTCAAGTTATTTCTGTAACTTTTGGTTATATTTTTGTTGATTTTAAAGCTACTTTATGATATCATTAAGTTACTTTTATATTTTTTATAATATTTTTACTTTATAAATATAATTAGGAGAAATTGTAATGGCTAGAAAAATAGGATTACGTCTAAAAAAACTTAGGGAGATATCTCGTTTTTCCTTAGATTTTGCTGCTAAATCCGTAGGTATTTCGAAGCAAACTTTATTTAAATATGAAAATGATAAAATTACTAACATCCCATCGGATAAGATTAAAGAGTTAGCTCGACTTTATCAAACTTCTCCAGCTTATATTATGGGATGGGAAGACGATCCCGCTGTCCAAAAAGGATCCAATGAAAATCACGCACCTACAGCCCCCTCTTTACCTAACCCACCTCCAATCTCCTTAAATTTTAAAACAGTTTTGGGAGCAAATGACCTTGCAAAGGCCCTTACTGTTGCAGATGAAGCCTTTTCACCTCGGATAAGGAAAGGAGATACTGCTTTTGTTACAAGTTTATATAAGGATGAAAATTTAAATCCTAATAGAAGTATCTTGGCTATACAAGCGGTAGACCAAAATGGGATTAAAACACCAGATACTATAGTACTAAGATTCTTTTACTATACTCCTGATTTAAAAGGTATTGTGACATATGCACCATCTTATGTTCCCGAAGCGTTCCCTCCAGTATTCTATCCATTTGAGTATTTGAATGAAGAAATGCCTGTTATTGGTATAGTTCGATCTATATCATTTAATATATTCTAACAATTGATATAAGGGGAGATTTTAAAATGAAAAAAGTGTTAGTATCAGGGATTTTAATTTCTACTTTATGTATTGCCGGTTGCGGAGGGCCAGTTGATAACATAAAAGATGCTACTGGTTTATCAAAAGAGCAGTCTCAGCAGGTACTTACTGAATTACAAAGTGTTGGGGTCTCTGAATTTGGTAATGTAAATAAAGTAGCCGACCAGCAAGGCGTGTATTACATTGTTGATGAGAAGTATGGACAAACATTCTTCCGCATCAAAAATGATAAAGTTAGTGAAATCGAAAATAGCTTCTCTACTGTTTACAAAAACGGCCAAAAGACAGACGATATTAGCAAAGTCTATATTAGTGATCAACAAAAAGCAGCGTATCAAGTGGCCGCTAAAGATGCGGTATCCGCTCGACTAAAATCACCTTCCACGGCTAAATTCGATATAAAGCAAGTCATTCGTTATGATAATAGCGTTACCGTTCGTGGCACGGTTGACGCACAAAATGGATTTGGCGCAATGGTTCGTGGTATGTTCTTTGTAAAAATCAAAGCGGATACGGGAGAAGTAGACTCCGTCAGCATTAATAATTTCTAAATCACCCCCCTTGCACAGCGTGATATATAGATACCAGTACCCATCCACGCTTCAGGGTTTAACGACTACAGCGCACCAGGATGGGTCTTTTTGTTGAAAAAGCCAGTCATCATGCGGGTTGCTTCGAATTTGTTAAGGCCAACAAATTCGGAAAAGAGTACATGATTACTGACTGCATAGGCCACTCAGATATTTTAACAAAAAAAATAAGCCCTCACCGCAGTGAGGGCCTTTAAAAATATCATACTTTAGAGGTACTCTATTTTTACTCCACAATCATTATAGCATACCTCTGAAGTATATTCACTATACCAAGGAGGTTGTTATATTATGGCCATGAAACGAGCCAACGGAACAGGATCCGTTTATAAAATGAAACATAAGCCGTTACGCAAGCCTTATAGGGCTGTTGTAACTTTTGGATACGATGCTAATGGTAAGGCTCTCCGCAAATCAATAGGCACGTTTGCCACGCAAAAGGAAGCATATAATGCACTATCCGCTTATGACGCTAACGCACCACAATACGAGACCAAAGATACGACCTTTGGCCAATGTTGGGAATGGATGATTGAAGATAAGATACGTAAAGGGGTTATTTTAGAAAAAGGCGGCTATCTTTACAATAAAAAGAAGGTCGAGCATCTACTAAAAATACCTATCAAGGATATAAGACTCGCGCATATGCAGGACGTCATCGACAGGTATGCAGATAAAAGCCATACAACTTTAGTACAAATTAAAACTGCTATGAAAGCAACTTTTGACGCTGCTATCAAAAATGATATCGTTGATAAGAACTATGCTGCGCTTGTAACGCTTCCGCAAAAGGTAAAGTCTGAAATCCATAAACCCTTTACACCTATTGAGATATCTCGTTTATGGGAGCTGGCAAAAGCAGACAGAGATGCCCGCATATTATTGGTGTACATATACACAGGAATGCGACCTGGTGAAATCCAAAGCATTAAACTAAAAGATGTTTATATTAAAGATAGATATATGATCGGTGGCAGTAAAACTGCAGCAGGTAAAAACCGCATCATTCCAATCGCAGAATCTATCCTGCCTTTTATTAAAGAGTGGTATAAGTTAAGTAGCTTCCAACGGCACGAATATCTACTTCCGAAAGATACTCCTAAGCATTTATTAGTAGCCATTCGCACCTACTTAAACAAACATTTCCCTGGGCACCTCCCGCACGATGGAAGGCATACATGCGCTACGCTATTAATTCATATTGGTATATCGGAAGCTACAACAAAAACCATATTAGGTCATCGACATTCGGACGTAACAAATCAAGTATATATCCACAAAGATGTGTCTGAGTTAGTGGCGGCAGTAGATAAATTACCTAATAAGGATAGCCTTTTAGGCGAGGATTACGCATCTTTAACTTTCGCCAAAAGTTGAGCAACGGTTGAGCAACCGAGTTGATTTTAAAAAATCTAAAACAATCTGTAAATAAATAAAGCCGGTAAATATGCGTATTTACCGGCTTTATAGCATTATTGTATCTGTTTATATAACATATTCATAAAATTATATAAACCCTCTATTTTACTAACATATCCACATACTCATCTTCTAAAAGTTGAGCAACAGTTGAGCAACCCTTAAAAATTTTTAAGTATTTTAACAGCTTGTATCTTCCGTATTTTCTAATCTATATGGAAGTTTCAGAATTCTAATTAATTCTTGAACAGAAATTTCAGTATACGCGCTAGGCGGTATAACAGGCGAAGTAGCTTCATCTGTAAAATATACGAAATTAATATTTTCTGGCCATTCAAAATTAGGGAATCTACTACCTAGATTAAAGGTTTCCCAAGTGTGCTTATACGCAATTAATAAACACCCGGCACTCGCTAAGTCGTGATTACAAATTATCCCCCAAGCTTCTTCATAAGTTAAAGCCTCACCGATTTCGCTATTAAAAACTACGCGTGTCTCACCTGTCCGTTGGTCGATATGCGTTCTGTGACTAAATACTTTTATCATAGGTCTACCTCCATTATATATACCATTATATATAAATTACAAATAAAATCAAAAAAGACCTTACTTAGAAGTATTCCTAGTAAGGTCTTTTGCTTAATTACTATCAATCCATGAGTCCACCTGCTCATGCTCAGGAGATAGATGGATCACCTCTCAGTCATCGATGAATTACTACTCCGATTATCGCTCCCGCTCCCACTACCTGGGATAAGTTGCGTTGCATTCGTAGTCGCTTGATTGTTCTCTTGTCGTTGTCGATTTGCCCCTTCAATTCGGTCAAAGAGTTCTGCATTTCTGACAAGGTAACTTCTTGCTTCATGGATAGCATTTTGGCTTTCATCAATTCTGTTTCCAATGTCGATATTGTATTGTGCGCTTCGTTCAATTCTTCCCTTTGCTTCATGACTAAGCTTTGAGCTTCGGTCAATGGAAGACTGGATGTCTCGATTAAGCTTAACGCTTTCGCGTTGTTGGTTTTCAATTCGTTCCACTGTGTTAAGGGAATCGTTATTGTGCCCTCCGCTTGGTTGGTAGAAGATATATCCGATGCAAAGCAGGGCGAGGCACACAATACCACCGATAAGAATATAGCGGTTACGAGCGCAATCAAATAAGCTTTTGATTCTTTCATACATTATACCCCTCCCATATAATCGGTAATACCTCGTGCAATAGCACGGACGATCGTATCTAAATCGTTCGTAAGCATAGCATGGTCTTCTTCATTGTCAATAAAAGCCATTTCAACAAGAACCGCTGTTGCATCCGTACCGTTTAAGACCCAAAGGTCATCACGTTTTTTAACGCCCCTATCTACTGTATTAATACTTCGAATAATTTGTGATTGGATATCATTGGCCAAGCGTTGCCCATTAAAGGACTTGTACAAAGTTTCAGTACCTCGAGCTTGCGTATTGAATGCATTGCAATGCAAGGATACAAATATATCTGCACCCCAGGAGTCAGACTCAGAACATACAAGGCCTAAATCATCATCTTGTAACGTGCGAACTTCGCACCCTGCTGTTTCTAAATAGCGTGCTAACATTTTGCCCGCATCACGGGCAACGTCACATTCGCGTGTACCATACACCGGATTCACCGCACCACTATCTAAGTTAATGTCGTGTCCTGGATTAATAAATACTTTCATCGTTTATCCTCCTTTTCTAATTGATCAGGGATACCGTTACCGTCCTTATCTATCCAAAGCGCCAAGAATCCCACAAGGGCGGTTAATACGCTAGGAATAAATATATGGTCGATAATGTTAATCCCTACATTAATCAGTTTGTTCATATCATCAGTAACGTACCCTTGAATGAACACCATGACGTACTCAACCACTACCAATAAAATAGGTACTAGCATTGTTAGTACTAGTACCCTTGTAGCAAGAATACCTGTAGGGTGGAAGTTAGCCACCCTTACAGATTGATATGATTTTTTAATTGTATTGATGAGATTTGGTGGTATGCTCATGCAATTCCTCCTTAATATCATCAACACGAGCCTCGATACCATCAACACGAGATGTTAATTTTACGTGCTCTGTGTATGCTTTGGTTCGTTGCTCACGTGAAAGTTTGATTTCTTCTTTCAAGTCCTTCAATGTATCGGTAAGCGCGCCCATTTTTTCTTGGAGCATCAGATTATCTTGCATTCTTTGAAGGTCTAATTTTTCAAGTAAAGGAATAACCAACAATCTATATCCTGCCCCAGCAACTACACCTACTATTGTGAGTGTAGTTAAAATATCATTTAGTTCAAATTGCCATGTCCACATTCAGCAACTCCTTTCTATCCCCATGAAATCAGTTAATTCTTGCATGTCTTCTCCCTGTGTTAGCTAATTATTCATTATTTAACTCCTATAAGTGTTCTAAATCAGCTATACGTTTCTTTAAAGCTTCAATATCTTTATTGTATTGTTCTTTAGAAACATAGTTATTTAAATCAGTATACTTAGCAAAGGATCGTGCTTGAATGTTGTTAACATAACGGCTAGCCGCATCGCCGGGCGTTAAGGCGTATTGTCCAATTTCCGTTTTTCTAATAAAACTACCTAAATCACCTTTATAAGCAAACGTTTGAGCCGCCCAGCCTTTTTGAGCATAATGGTTATTGGCGTCTGTTCTAGATAAATAGTTATTTAGCTCTGTTTTGAGTGCGTATTTAGATAAATCCACACTACCACCAGGACCGCCCGTACCGCCAGTACCAGGAGGCCCTGGTGGACCTTGCGGTCCTGGGTCCCCTTTAGGGCCTTTAAGTGCTGCAAGTTGTTCGGGAGTAAAATCACTATATTTAAATGGCTCACCATTATCGCCCTTCGGCCCTTTAAGTGCGTTAAGTTGGTCTTGTGTAAAATCGGAAAATTTAAAAGGTTCACCTTTCGGCCCTGGTGGTCCTTGCAAGCCTTGTTCGCCTTTAGCTCCTTTTAAATTCTCTAATTGCTCTGATGTGAACATATCATAAGTAAACGGCTTCCCTTCTTTACCAGGCTCACCTTTAGGACCAGGTTCGCCTTTAAGACCGTTAACGCCATCTTTACCAGGAGCACCAGGGGGGCCAGGAGGACCTTGAATACCCTGTAACCCTTGCTCACCGTTTATTCCGTCAACACCATTTCGACCCGGTTCGCCCTGTGGTCCTGGAGGACCTTGCGGTCCAGGGTCTCCCTTTGGGCCTTGCAACTTAACAATTTGCATATTGTCTTTGACTTTAATATTTTCATCACCGTCTTTGATGTGGATGCTATCAACAGGAGATGGTTTCAAATATACGTTTTCTTCGCTCATATCATTTCCCCCTATTGCTGATACCTTCAATTATGTTAACTTGCCCTTTAACAAGACATTTAATAGGGCGGTTGCCACTCCAAAGGAATAAATCCCATTGATATTTACCGGCTTCTAAAGTGTTTGTATCAAGTGAAAGAGTGATTTTGCAAGCTTCATCATCTTTCAAAGCATCGGCAGAGACGTCGATACTAAACTTCACTTTATATTCTTCGTCGTATGGATACTGACGAACACAAGCAAAGAGATTTGTCTCTTCAACAAGGTTGTTATATCCAATATTTAGAGAAATCACTTCCCCTTTGATTGCATCAAGGTTGTGTATAACCGGTAGTTTCATCTTTGTGCTCCTCGTCCATTAAATCGTTATGAACACAGCCCGCAGTTGGGCAAGTTCCGTCTTCGTTAAGTACTTCCCAACAGTACTCACAAAATTCCATTACAGGAACTTTACTATCGCCGATATATTTAGGCATATTATTGCACCTCCTTGATTCGTGCTACCATTTCATTATTCAACTTGATATATTGTGCGCTAATTGCATTAGTAGGTTTCCCCATAAGTAGTAAGCGGCGTTGAGCCTCTTCCAGTGTTTTAAATCGAGGTTCATATTCAGATTTTATGACGTTTATTTTTTCTTCCTTTGTTGGAATGTATTCAACTACTGGCGGATTTACAAATTCACCATTTACATATGCTTTTCCGTTTGTAAATAGTGCTTGCATTTCACTATCCCCTGTTACGATGTTAGCAGTTGGATAAGATTGTTTCGCCAACTGCTCTGTTTCTTCTAATGTGTCAGCATGAACACCAACTACATAAGATGTTTGGCGAACACCTTTTTCGTCTAATACAAATACATACATATTCTTGTCCTTTCTTGGAGGTTACTTACTATGAAATTAATTAAGAAATTAAAAGGCGCTCATGAACGCCCCTATGTAGCATATAAAGTTGTAGGTTATTATTGCTCTTATCAAGAGGCTAAGGAGGCATTAAACAATGCTCATACGTTAAACGATGTATATCATTCATGGTTAGAGTTGCATTCGTTAAATGTTTCACCACATACCATGAAAGGATATGAATGTGCATACCATCATGTATCATCTATATCTCACCGCCCTATCAACGAAATCACATATATGGAGTTGCAAAATATAATATCAGATATGCTAAAGAGCGGACTTTCCTATTCATCATGTAAGAAAGTTCGCTCTTTACTTAATCAATTATATTCATTTGCAATTATTAATGACTGGTGCTCAAAGTCATACAGTCAATATTTGAATATTGGCCACAATACCCCTAAACGCCCACGCAAAGTATTTACCACAAATCAAATCAACCGCTTATGGAATATCAATGCGGAATTGCCTTTATTACTCTTATATACTGGATTGCGTGCCAGTGAATTAATTAATCTTAAAAGCACTGACATCAATCGAAAACAACGATATTTAAAAGTTACATCAAGCAAAACCAAAGCAGGCATCCGCATCATTCCCATTCATCATCGTATATGGCCATTTATTGAATCTCGATTACCTAATAAATGGATCATAGATGAACGGAATTATGTTTCCCTCGCTAAAACCTTTAAATTAGACATGAAATCCATCAATGCTAAACACACTCCCCATGATTGCCGTCATTCATTCGCTACTAGATTAGATGATGTAGGTGCTAACTACAATGCTAAACGATTATTGTTAGGCCATGCATCATCTAATGTTACCGATGGAGTGTATATCCACAAAGCACTTAGACAATTACGCAAGGCTATTGAAATGCTTAAATGACCAAGGGGGAAAACAAAAGGCTGGCGAGCAAAAGCAATCAGATATTAACAATTTAGAAACCACAACAAATAAAGTTATATTCCCTATAGCATTTACAAACAACCATCTATTCCATACATTTGGGATTATTGCTAGTGATGCATCAGTGTTTTGGGGAAACTCTGGAGCAAGCGCAATTAGCAGAAGAATATCTAGGACTGATATTCGTTATGAAGTACATTCTAGTTATCAAACAATGTTAAAAGCAGATTCAATCATTGAATGGTATGTTATAGGGATTTAAACGCCTAAAGCAATATACCTCATTTTAATCAATTCTCTATTGTTGGAATTCTCGCTAATTCCTGCTATAAATCCTGTTGATGTAATCTGACTATCACTAATCCCAATCCGTGATAAATGGCTCATATCTACTTTATTTACGGCATATGGATGCACATATAGCGGTTTCGATTTAAAAGCTATTGGAAATGTAAACTGTTCTTGTCTTTGTTGACTTCCTATATCGTAATATGCTTGGGTATCGTTATCATTTCCCCCTTGGCTAAATTCCGAACGCAATATAAAATAAATCACTATTATATGCTGCGCTAGATGCATCAGCAACAATTGTATAACCAGTAATAGTTCTTTTATCGGTGTAAGCCACTGATGCACCACCAATAGCAATAGGCCATTCTAATGTTTGTAACACACCAATACATTCTTTTGCATAGGAAATAGGAAATTGAACATCATATTTTCTACCATCATATATGGTTAAATTTAATTTTCTTCCCCCTTGGTGATTAAATACCAACAGCAATCCAACAACCATTATTACGAGACTTAGGATAGTTAGTGTTATTACTACCAATTACCATTTTAAACGTGCTCGCCGTGATTGCCTTTGGTCTAATCATCATCTCATGCCATGGAGTTGGCTCATCTAGCATCATAGGAAGTACTGCCAGTACTTCGTTAAAACGAATAGGAAATGTTATAGATGCAATTTCAGGGACAAATTTTCCCCCTTGGTTAATTACCAAGGGCAATCCAACTAATGCCAGTTACACTATTTTGTGCAGTAATATAAGTGAATTTTAAATTTGTGATGGATTTAATTGCACTAGTTACCCACCCATCTTGGTCTAATGTATCAGCAATATTAATAATATTAACGGATGGTGGGTTATTAAATGCAATAGGGTATACGGTATCATCATTGTAAATATTACGCCCTACAGTAATATTTACTTTTCCCCCTTGGATAATTAAACCGCCAAACAACTTGCCAAAGCTGACATACCAAGCATTTGGATTCGATAAATCATACCGTACGCCTAAACTTGCTAAAGTTTCTGTATCTAATGCTTTAATTACATCTTTTGAATTTTTGATGTTTAAATTAGAAAGTAATGTTTTTACCAATGCCAGTGTAGGTGCTAAGCTTTGTTTATCCCCATCATCTGTCTGAGTAATCATATTATTTACTTGCTGAATGATGGCGTTGAATCGCTCGTCATGTGCATGTTCATCGGTATTGTGCGCTTCTAGATCATGCACAGAGGCTACTCCATTATCGGAAACGATTGCTTGTACCTTCTCTGCATTGCCAACCACAGTAGTAATCGTAAATGTGTAGCTATCCATTGGCGTATTCTTATCCGGGATGTAGTCAACGTAGTTGCCCCCATTTGTGTAGGAGAAAAGCACCTCTTGTCCATTCTCGCCAGCTTTGGCCATGAGCCCTATTTCTCGTGCATAAAAACCGGCTTCAAGGTTTTTATTTGAGAGTAACCCCTGTACCATGAATTGGCCATCGCCTGTTTTAACACTTTTAGTAATCGCCAATTCCAGGCGCTTATCAGTTAACGCCGTAGCGCGTGGAATTGATGCGGGCATATCGCCTGCACCAATAACGATTTTTGTAAAAATCAAAGCCTGCTTACTAGCATTAGCTTCCGCAATAGTATTTGTACCCGCCATTGTAGTAATGACGGCAGGATATTTCGCCATGTATACCTCCTATATATGAATAAATTGGTGAACGGTAATTACGCCACCGACATATAGCTGTTGCGTTTGTGGGCCTGTCGCGATTTTTAAGCTAGGTTCAGCTACGGCACTGCCTGCAGCTGTTGCAATACCACCGACATACACACCGCCTGAATTAATAGCGTGCACATATTCGATACCATCTAGCCAGGACCGCTTATTTTTGACAAAATCTAATATACGGAGCACGCGCTCTCGTATATTCGGAGTCATCATATAACCGGACATCTGCAGCTTAAAATGATAAGGCTTGCCACCGTCATAATCCCAATTTTCCACGACTTCACAGTCTGAATATAGTTCGCCGATAGCTTCCTCAACTAATCCAACGGTGCCCTTTCTTCGATGCCAAGCGATAGAACTCAAAATTAATTTAATCTTTTGTTCTCTCGCTACAGCTTCATCGTAGAAGTCAACGTGTAAATGCCAGGCTAACTCATCTAGTATTGGCGTGCTTAACTCATTAAGATGCGATAAGATAGTTAGTCTATCCACGAACGGCATCAATGCCATAAGTTTCAACGTAACCACTTCAGCTAGGGCCCGAACATTAGCATCATTAGCAATCGAGCTCGGCAGCGTATCCTTTAATTTGAATTTGTAGAGATCATTCATGCTCTACACCCCCATATGTGATAGTCTTACCAGTACACTGCGCCAATTCCACTTGGTAGCCATCTTCCTTTTTGCCGTCTTTCACAACAATAAATACAGGGGATGTTACGCTAACACGTTTAGCCCCAGCTTCCATTACACGGCGAATTAATTCAGATGGAATGATATCACGCCCCACTTTCCCAGATTGCCATTGTATATAATCCGTAACCGCTGCATCGACTCTACTCTTAATCGTGTCAGCGTAATACGAATTATCCGAATCAATGTAGTACTGAATATCGATACTATAATTCTTAGCAATTGGCGCTTTTACAGACACATTATCGGTAAGTGGCCGCACCTTCTTATCGGTGAGCGTAGCTTCCACTAATTTAATAATTTCTTCCCCTGCAATTTCACCAGATACAAGGCCTGGATATACAACTACATCCCCCGGTTTAGGCGATACCACTTTTACGGAGCTAATAAGAGCAGATGCTTTTTTTGTAAAAAACTCATAGGCCCCTTCGGCCCCTGCACAAGAGAAGCTTTCAGGCGCCTCTCTAATACGTTCACGGAACGCGTCATCCGATTCCGTGTCAGCACCACCTTCAGAGATTGTAATATTGGTTACACTTGCAATATAGGGAATCGGATCTACAAGCGTGGTAATCGACCCTACTGGGTAGCCGTTCCCTTTGGCAGATGCTTCCGTACACACGGCTTTTACTTGTATCGTGGTTTGTGTGGCTGATAAATAGTAAGATTCAGTTAGTGCAAAAAATGCACCATCTCCCGAAGTAAATCGTGTACCTTTTGGAATGGCTATGCCTTCGGGCCTTGCCATTGATGCGGTTAACTTCATAGTGGTGACTGCGCCCGTAGCTTGTAAGCGTTCCACGCCTAACGCAATGCCGATATGGTCTAAGTTATTTCCCCTAGCATATGCCAGAAGATTCTGCTTGCCAGTATCGTTGATGCGGTTTAACAATAAAATCACAATGTTAGTAATCGCTAATAGAAATAAACGAATAGGGTCTGCCGGTGCTAACTTTCGCCCAGTAACAGAGGTGTAGAGGGCGAATATTTCCTTTTCAACGGCTTCTTTATCCGCCGTGACAAAGTTGATTTCAGGTAAATTCATTATTATCGCCTCCACGGTGGTAAATTAATAGTCGCCCTTATATCTACATCAGGGCATTTCAAAATAAGGTTAGCGGGCAATATCACATATTGAGCATACTCTTGATTGGCTTCTAGCAGCACGTTCATATAGGCTTCGTTACCATACACTTTAAATGCGATACCGTCCCACATATCCCCTTGGATGGTTCTATACGGATTCATAGCCACCTACACTTTCTAGCCATTCATCTTTTATAGCAATTGATACCCTGGGCAGTAAATGCCCTTCTTCTGCGTCGGTTGCTTCTGTACTTTCAAAGTCAACGGACACAACTCTACATCGTGGCTCATATTCAGTAATGGCCTGAATCACCTCTGCAGATATTCTGGCCATTGCTACTGGTAGTGGTAAATCGATAACAGTTCCATCAATACCAAATCGCCTATCAAGCGGTACAGAAAATTGCGTTGTAGAAATAATGGTTCGCACATTTTGAATGATTTCAGTAAGAACATCCTTCGGCGCAAAATCAATGCCATCAAGGCGAGCGCTTACATCAATTTGCATTCGTATCGCCTCCTTGTTTAGGTGTGATTACAACTTTAGGAATATCAGGGGCCTCCTTCAGCGTCACATTAATGGATGCGGACAATACATTACCTCGATTATCAATCGTATTCATCGCGGCGCTTATACTGGTAATCAGTAATTTGTGTTCACTAAATGGCTTACCATTAATAATCAACTGTTCGGCTTGTCCTTCTCGGCACATCTTGGCCACTTCTTCAATTTCTTTTAGAGGGTCAACGCCCAATAGCTTATTAAAGTTCATCGTAAAAGAAATATCATCCGCATCAGGTCCCAAGAATTCAAGTATTGGTTTCTGTCCTATGATTTCGTGGGACGCTGTTCGAGCGTTGATATTCCGTGCCAATGCATCGAACGTACGCACCGTATGGGATGATGCCACAAACACAAGTTTTCCAAAGCTCCCTAATTGGCGTTGCGGTAGGTATCCTCCCAGGCCAAACTTATCAGCTAAATTAGATAGGCGAGAGTAAGCCACATCGCCTAATTGTGTATTTTGTAAATTCTTTAATCCTTGCGAATTAAGATTCTTCTTATAGTTGGCAGCAGTACTACCTAATTTACTAAATAAAGATATGTTACTCACCTCCTATCCATTCGGCGTGCCTGTGCTTCCGCCTCCAGGAACAACACCACCGTGCGTGTGAGACACTAAACTAATTCCGTTAACCACTACGTCCCCTGAAGGGGCGTTGATAGTTAAGTTGCCAGTACAATTAATGACGAGCCCTCCACCGTCTGCATCATAGGAGACGGTCGAGCCGTCCGCAAATTTGATGCCGTGAATATTCTGTCCATTAAAAGAGGGCTTATCCTTGGCATTATACGTAGTGCCTAAGATGTAGCCCTGGGACAAATTATTATCTTGTGGTAGGAATAAACACAATACCTGTTCGCCAACACCTGGCATCCAGTAATGTTTATTATCTTGTGATCCATGGGAAAGTACTTCGAGTGGATACGATACTAAATCGTCACGGTCCGGGAATGTTACCCTCGCCGTCATAGTTGAAGGGTCCGTGCTAGATACGATGCCGTCACGAATTAAATTTTTTAACGCCACACTAATATCCATCTAAGCACCTCCTTATATCTAGGCTTTGTGTATATCCGCCCCCTACCTTATGGGAGCATTTGCTAATGATATACTTGCCGTCGAATTTACCGAATCCTTTTAAATTGATTGTGGCTGATGCGGACAGCACGATATGGCCAAGCATAGCAACAGAACCGGTGATTTCATTCTTGTTCTTCTCGCGTAGTTTTTTCTTGGCCAAACGTTCGGCTTCCGCCTGTGTTTCACAGCTCTGGTTAACTTGTAATATCTTGCCTTGCGTTTTGTGAGGGTCCTTGAACGTATATTCAATAGTACTCTTTTGCTTAGTGCTCTTATGCTTCACGTGACAGCCCCAATACACATCCTTTAATGACGTCTTTAAAGAATAGCTACCTTGATAAGGAATGACTTCCCCAAGCTCCTTAATTTGTTCTTCTGTAAGGTCTGTAGGCATTGGCCCCTTAATTAGCGTTGCGACTACTTTTTCTGTTTCGAACTTTGTTTCATCAAAAATAATCACTTGCTTGTCTGAAACCTTTAACGCCAGACCGTTATCCTTACAAACTTTCATCAAGAATTCTAAATCAGATTGGTCCGACTGCTCGACTCTATCTAATTTGATTGTTTCGGGTGTATCATAAAACAATTCAAGCCCAGCACCTTTTGCAAGCTCCTCCGCAACAGCTTTTAGAGTTGTCTTCTCCCAAGACTTACTCTTTAATTCCCCTCTCAACTTGGATTCATCTGGAACACTAACAGCCCCTATGGTGACCTCGTGCGGTGGGTTTTTACAAGTAATTTCATCAATTTCAAACTGCCCGCATTTCATTTCTATCTCGTCCCCGAGTTCATTCCAGTTATGGAATACGATTGATGCGGTTAACTTCGCCCCTTTTTCAGGAAACCAGTCGGACATCCAAAGCTCTTCTATATCATGTAGTGTGATTGATATATCATCAGCTTCTCCGGACATTACATCGTTAAAGCTGAAATCCTTTAAATACGGAACCAGGTCTTGTGTGATGTCCTTTTGGTCATACTGCAGTTTGACAGTAACATAGCGCAAATTACTAGGCATAACTTACACGTCCTTTCCGATTTTGGATTTCAGCAAGTCTTGCTTCTAGGTCATCCATCGCTCCGCCCACAGCACTTTTAATTTGTTGTACAGCACTTGCATCCGCATTACCATTAATAGTGATGTTGATTGGTGCTGATACTGATACTGCAGAGTTGCCTTCACCAGGGAAAAGCCCCATCATAGCACCAGTTTGACGCCATAAGGATTCGGCTCTAGGTGTACCATTGATAGGAATGGCAGCTTCATCAGATTCTTCGGCAAACGTAGTAAGGAACGCCCCTTTGCCATAAATACCGCCTTTTGCATTATGCTGTACGGATTGTCCATTGGCCGTTGCCGTGCCTTCTACTCTTGCTTGAATTGGTTTACTAAAAATGGATCTAACCCATTCCCATTTTTCACTAATCCAATCAAACAGACCTCCGAGTTTACTCATAACCCAGTCATAGAATTGGCCGAGCGCTGCTTTAGGGTCTTCCCATAATAGAGTGAACCAGGCTTTCACTTGGTCCCAGTTGGCAATTAACCCCATCGCTGCATAAATCAGCCATCCTATAGGACCGGCCATGAACGCGATAATGGCAGCTGTAGGGGATTCCCACATCGATGTGCAGAAGTCGGACACAATTTCAAAATGAGTAACTAACCACGCCAACACGCCAATTAATGCTGCAATAGCTAATATCACCAATCCTATCGGATTAGCACTCATCGCCGCATTTAACAACCATTGCGCCGACGTGGCCGCATAGGTCGCAACTGTGCCTGCTATCATCGCTGCTTTATGGACGCCTGATGCAATCACATTGCGCATAGTTGCCACACGTTCCGATTCCATCATAAGCCGATAAGCCGCATGTGCTGCCGTTACGCTGAAGTAAATTGCTTTCACTGCTTTATAGGCAATTACCATGCCCGCTACTGCAACGCTTGTTTTGATAATAGCTTCGGTAAGTTCGGGGTGCTCACTTGCTACTTTTGATACATACGCAGCTTCATTTGCTAATGAATCACCCAATTCTGCAAGGGTAGGCAACATCGTACTTCCTATAGAAATTGCCACTGACTCAGTCGCGGACTGTAATCGTGTCATAGCGCCCCGTGCATTATTTTGCATTGTTTCAGCCATAGTAGCAGCTGCGCCGTCACTGTTTTCAAGTTCTTTCGTCAAATTATCCAACGCATCCGGTCCTTGATCAATTACAGCCACCCAAGCTGATGCAGCGTTGGTTCCGAAGATAGTCGCAAGGGTAGCAAGTTTTTGCTCCTTGCTCATGTCCTTGGTCTTATCAGCTAAGTCGCGAACAATTGCGCTCATCTTGCGTGGTCCATTGGTATCATTCATAGCAATACCCAGGCTGTCTAATGCGGCTTTGGCTTCTTCTTGTTGCGCTGTGGCTTCGCTTAATGAAAGCCCCATTTCCTCTATCGCTTTAGTCGATTTTGAGGAAGTTCCTGCCAAACGCAAGAACCCTGAACGTAAGGCTGTGCCCGCAGCGGATGCCTTGATACCACTATTGGCCATAAGCCCAGTAAGTGCTGCCGTTTCTTCTAAACTTGCGCCAAAGGCATGTGCCACTGGTGCGGCGTACTTCATTGTTTCACCCAACATTTCAACGGTTGTATTCGTGCTAGTTGTAGTTTTAGCAAATACGTCCGCCATATGGCCTGCGTGTTCTGCGCTTAGGCCAAAGGCAGTAAGGTCATCAGATACGATATCCGCAGTACGTGCCAAATCCGTATTACTAGCTGCAGCTAAGTTCAAAAGCCCAGGCATACCTGCCATGATTTGTTGAGAATTCCAACCGGCCATGCCTAGATATGTCATGGCTTCGCCCGCTTGTGTTGCAGAGAACATTGTTTTCTCGCCGAGTTCTCGAGCCGTGGCTGTCAATTGTTGCATTGCCTTATCATCAGATACGGTGATTGCCTTTACCTTGGACATCACTGCTTCAAAGTCTGCTGCTTTAGATAGCATTCCAACGAGTGGAGCGGCCATTACTGCGGTAGTGGCCATAGTGCTACCTAAATCACTACGAGCACTTTTAGCATTAGCATCTGCAGCAATTTTATTTTGCATAGCTTTTCTAAGTTTAGCGTCTTTAGCTGCCGTTTGGTCTAAGGCCTTGCCAACCTTCTCTGTTGCATTGCGGTAAGAGTCCAGGGAGATAACGCCTTGCTTTAACGCCGAATCCAAAGCTCTTTGTTGCGCTTTCAGCTCGGTCATTTTAGAGCCGTATTGCGTCAACGTGCCCTTGGCTTGCTGCATCGAGGTTTTAAATCCTTGCGCTAAGGCGCCGTTTATAGCAAAAGCTATCTCAAATACTTTACCCGCCATAGTTCCTCCTTTCTTTTAAATTTGCGTACGCAAAAAGCGCTTGATGGATTAGTCCTCTTCTTCCCTCAAGCGCTTTTCATCTTCAAGAACAAATTCTAAATCGTCTATCCAATCTGCTATTTCAGCGATTGGGGTAGACATCCAAAAGTCTATGCCTCCACATTCTCTAAGGCGGATGGCAATTCTTCGGCATTGTTGTCCGGGAGAAGTCCCATTTTCTCTACCGAACCACGCAATAAAAAAACGCTTACCTCTGCGCACATTTCAGTGAATTCAGAGATTGGCATTGTCATTAATACCTTTGCGCTTTCCTTTAACGCTATGGCGGCAACTTCTGCTTGAAATCGTTTAGAAAATGTAACATCTGGGGTCATATCGCCTTCACGGCGGACACGGAGTTCCGCCTTTGTGAAGTCAAACCCAGTTAAATTGTTTAAGCCGTCAATTAGTTTTTCGCGATCATATGTAGCCATTATTTACCCAATGCCTCCCTTACGGATGCTAAGTAATCAACACCATTGATTACACAAACATAGTTGAATTTATCAATTTCAGTACGAGTTTTACCACCGACAGTCATTTTGAAATATACAATTTCAAACTCTGTAGAGGTATCGGTTTTACTTGCCTGTTCAAATTTGCCAAGACCGATTTTCTTAGGCATGACTTTGGCATATACGCTAACTGCTTCCGGTACCAATTCACCTTTTGCAGAATCATATAATTGTTGCGCACCACGAATTTCGATATCATGTACCTTTTGACTAGCAAGGTCGGTCACATCTTTATCAATGGTATTCCATTTAATGGACATGTTCATTGCCTTAGTTTGACCAAGTACACCCAAATCAACTTCGCCGGCAATGCCTGCGCCCTTGATGGTATCGCTGATAAATTCGATATCAGGTAAGGTTACATCGGCGTAACCATATAATTCTCTGCCAGAGCTAAAAATGGCAAAGTCAATCAACTTATCTCTATGTTTAGCCATGAGTTACCTCCCTCTTAATTAAATAATGTGCTCATGTAAGACGAATCATATTCTTGGATGAAATCAACTTCACGAGCCGGTGTTGGCACACCTAAATATACATGGAATCGATAAATTCCGTTCAACAAATCTGTTATTGGGTTTTCAGATTCCAAAAATTCAACACGGGCGCCAAGAAGTGCGCCAGATGCTACGTGGCCATTTAACCATGCATTGGCACTATTCACTACGTTATTAATTAAACGCTTGTTCCCTGGGTCGTCAATTTTAGACCAGAAAGAAGTAATGAGCGTATTGGATACCCAGTTAAACATACGACGTACTGGGATAAAGGAATCCTTAACATCTGTATTAGATGGATAAGCCGTTGTACGATTGCCCCAAGCTCTCCAGCCACCGATGAAATTAAGAGCAGTCACGACGCCTTGGCCGTTCAAGTATGCTGCTTCATCTGGGCCTAAGTAGATTTCAGTACCGTCTTTCAACACAGCACTATCCGCTTGCAAGGACTCATTAGATGGAGACTTGTAAGGGATATCGTCATACTTAGCATCTGTCTTAGCCATAAGACCTGCGAGTTGTGTGGATAAATGGAATTGACGATTGGCTAATGCTACTTTTGGCCAACATAAGATTTGACGTTCATCGACGTAGTTCTTTTTATTTTTCCATTCGCTAACTGCAGTTGCTTTTTTAATTTCATCCGTAGGTGCATCGCACAAGGACATAGCTTGGAACATACCATTAATAGTAGTTTCTTTTGCTTTCATAACTGCTGCTACAAGCGTGTTATGAGACCAGCCCGGCGCCAATAAGTTACCAGGGATTAAGCCAAAGCGAGGGAATACTTCATTAATAAGTTCCAAACCTTTACGCTTGCCTTCAGTATCCACACCGCCGACGATATCATCTGCGGTTACCATAGATGGATCTACGTAATCATAAGTTACCCAAACAGATGTTGCGATATTAAGTGCCCCTGTAGATACAATCCCAATAAGCAATTTACCTTCATCGTTAAAGGTCGCAGTGTAATCAACATTGATAGTTGATGCCACTCCGCCATTGGTAGCCGATACCTTTAACGTATTGAGTAATACAGGGTCTTCAATTGTTACGACTTTATCCTGAATTTGTTTTTGCGTGGATGCCAAAGTCTTCTTATGTTTCTTCGGATCAAGAACATTGATAAAAACTACTGGCGCCATTCCAAATAAAGAGAATTGGGAATACATAGCTTCGCACAACGTGTATTTATCCCATTCTTTAGAGTAGCCCAATTGAGTAGTGGCAGATGCATAGTTGTAACACAATACGGCTTTATTAGCTTCCGCTGGGTCCGTGGCCAAATGCACAGGGGCGGTGCCGACATAAACCGGTAAGGCCGCCGTAGCTTCTGTCATAGAAATAAGAGAAGTAGGGACCTCTCTTGTATAAATTCCGTGTCTATAGTTTCCCACTATCTACGACCTCCTTTTTTAAATTCAAGGTAAGCGGTGTTCATTGCCGTACCTTCTGTTGCTAATTCTTGTTGTGCTTCTGCAATCTTATTGATTGGCACAAACAACAAGCGTAGCATTGCTTTATCTTCACCTACCGTGGCTGGAATGCCGTCAATATAAACGGTACCTGTGGAAAGACCTAATTCAGCACTATTAGGTCCTAAGTAGATTACTTGTTTAGCATCATTAGATGTAACTGTTTTTTCCGCAGTCTCAATTGCTTCATTTACAACTTCAACTGGTGCATCAGCTTTTGCCATTAAATAATCATCTCCTCTCGTATTTGTTCGATATCATATTTAACTGTCATAAATCCCTCCCAATACGGATAGGCTTGATCCGGAGGGATGTCGGTATCAATTCCGTGTTTATCATCCAACACTAAACGGTATCGCTTAGCAATAACAGGATGGGCCAGTAATGCTTGCCGTGTGGTTTCTAAGAAATTAGTAATCTCCATCCAGCCCTTTTCCACGTCCTCGGAGTACACGCCATGGATTAGAAATAATTGGACAGTTGACCCCTGCAAGGTATCCTCAATCTTATTAATGCGAATAACAAGATGTGGATATTGGTCCTCCTTGGATGATTCTTTCATTTTTAAAAATCCAGGTACAACTAATAAAGGGTTCCCCTTTACTTGTGCATCGTCGCTAAAATAGTTAGCATGCACTTGTTTTAGGAACGCCCCCAAATCGGTTGCTAATTGCGTAGGTGTCATCGATTACCCTCCTATTAATGTGTCAAGTGCGAGTTCCATTTGCTTTTGCAATTCCTGCTCTGCTTTATTCCCAACAAAAGCGGATATCTTGGCATCACCCAATATGCTTGGTACCGAAGGGCCGTGAAATTGCCCTATCGGATACCTGTCTGCACCCTTACGATACATCGCCCCGATATGTCCACTCCTCATACGAGCAATAAAAGCATTAGGGATTGGCCCTCCGCCACCATTCCGCATTACTTGTGCTTTGACTATACGCCCTCTCCGTTTGGGCGGACTTTTTGGCGTAACTCTGAATTTAGTAAGGGCTATTGGTCTACCTTTTGAACGAATAAAGGCAGATAAAGTCGTCCCCGCCTTATCCACCTTTATGGTTTTATTAATATTCGATTTAGTAACTAAGTATTCTTCGTTAACACGATCAACTGTAGCCTTTTTGATTTTAGGTAACGCTTTGTTGATAGCTTTTGCGGTAGTCTTCGGAGTGCCGACAACTAATGCATCTATCTTAGCTAGCCCATTTTTAAGCCCTTTTATGTCAATAGTTACACTCACGAGTTATTCCCCCTAAGGACAATATTTAGCATGCCCATGTCATCTTCACATGATTGGACCAACATAATGCGACCGTTGAAGCGAAAGATTTGATTGTACTCCGGCACCTCAGGTAAATCCCGCTTGGCCACGTGTACTATAATCGTATCGTAAATCAACCCGTCAATGTCCTGGCCCATGATTTCGACATGCTGCTTATCGGTAAGACCTTCCGCCACTGCATAGCACTGCGTGCCATTTAGATTATGTACTTCGGCAAATTCATTGGAATTGATAAACACCTTTTCAATGTCATTTTGCGCAAAGTCCTTAAATCCCATGATTATTCACCTAAGATATTGATGAGTTCTTCACGAGTAGCATTTTCCGGGACATCCAATTGTTCAGCAGATGCCATTACGCGAAGTGCGTCATCGGATAAGAGTTCCAAGTTGACGTCCGCATCAGAAGCAAGGATATCGGAAATCATATCCGCCTTTGTGGCTTTGCTTGCAAAATCAAGTCCAATAGATTTACCATAATCGGCGATATCCGCATTTGTCATAACGCCAAGAGCTTCAGCAAAAGAGTCTTCTGCATTGTTTTTATCATCACCAACTACAACCGCAGCGCCTAAACGAATTAGGCGCTGTTCTTCATCTGCAGTTAAATCGGAGATAACATCACCGGGATTATATACATAATCACCGGTATTAATCGCGTGCTTAGCTTGTACAGGCATTAGTCTTACCTCCTTTCAATTACAATACGTCCGCTACGAAGTAGGAATCTACATCAAATGGAACGTAAATAGGGCGAGATTGTAATTCTAAAAATACCGCATCTGGGTCACGATTAACCAATCGACGTAATACATATTCGCCTTCATAGGTTACAAAGTCCATACCTTCACCAGGGATGATTGTATTCGCGCCATACAATTTAGTGAATTTGGCCATATCAGAAGCTACCAACAATTTACCGGTAGGTACCATTTCCTTTTCTTGGCCGTCTGTTGGATCAACATAGTAATTATCATAAGTAAACACATTACATTGAATTTGACCGCCCATGAAGCCAACATACACAGCACCTTCCGCCATTTGTTCGAATTGCAAAAGCCCCATTTCTGTACGACGATTATCAAATAATGCCAAGATTTTTTTATCAGAAAGCATTACTTCTAATGTTTCAGAATTCATGACCAACGTATTTGGATTAAAGCCGGATGCTTTCAAGCATTTCTTTTTCCATTTAATAATATTGGCCACGATTTCTGCTGCAGATTGGCCCCAACGCGCAGTACCAGATAATGTTTCTTTATTTGTAAAATTAAAGTCTACAACGTCATCAATGCCTTCGCCTTTGATGTGAGCCTGACCATTGAGTAATACGTCTGCCGCCATAACTTCTTGAGAACGTACTAAGTTATCCTTTAATTCTTGTGTATCTTGCGCCAAGAGTTGGATAGCACGTTCTTCAGGAGTCACAGTACCTGCAAATGGCTGTTCACCAGCTAAACGAACCTTGATATCATTTTCTGTGATAGGGCGTTTTTCTTTCTTTTGCGCAGGTTTATACGTTGTTGTAGTCATGCCTGTGCGTTGAGATAAAGGTGCTGTAGAGTTAGGTGCCACCCAAGGTGTAATAGTACGGCGACCTTTTACAATGTCAAATGAAACTGTTTCTGTTAAGAATGTTTTTGTATCTTTGAAAAATAAGTCTTTCAAAAAAGATGGCACATCGGGAGTACGACGAACCACCGCAGCAAGTGTTTTTGGTGCGTAAATATTATCCATGTATCCTCCTTATTAACGGAAATAAATATTGCGGGCTTCAGCTTTCGCTGTGAAGTCTTCCGCTTTTTTACCAGATTTGAATACTAAATTAGCTGTAGCAAATTCACCGGTTACGGCAATTTCTGCAACTACATCACCTTTTGTAGCGTCAATATCCGCTAATGCTACACCGTATACATCTGTATCCGCACGTTTAGCTTTTTTAGTTGTAGCTTCAAATTCTAATACTGTGCCCGCAGTAATTACTGCGGCGTCTTGGCCAATTGTTACTTTTTTTGTAACGACTGGCATTTGCGTGCCAGCGATTAGAGGTTTATACTCTAATTTTTGTTCTTCCACGTATGGCATATTGTCTGCCCTCCTTATTTCTTATTGCGTGCTTTCATTACACGATCAACAATTTGCATTGTTTTTTCAGAATCATCGATATCCTCGTCAAGCACTTGACCAGGGACCGTGTCAACTTGATTAGATGCATTGTTAGCATCTTGCATTAGTTGTTGTAAATGATTAGTTGGTTGTTCAGGCTGTGGCATATTGAGTAATTCAACAGCTACATCTTGAACAGTAGCGTATGTTTCGTATTTAGCGCGATTGATGACTTCAGCTCGTGCTTCATTATTAATCCCATCAAGGGCTTGTAAACGTGCACGTTCAGCAGCAACACCTGCATTAAATACTTCATCATATACTTCCGCATAATCTGTACGTAACAATTCAGCAGTTACTTCCATTGGCTCCTCTCCTTTCTCTTCATATTTATCAACAGGCAACCCTTTGAGTACATCCATACTCATTGGTAAGCCATTGACAATTAAGTCAGTGCCTTTACGGCATGCAACCATTTGCAAGGATTCATCTACACTTGTGCAGAACCCTTTTTCCAATGCCTCTCTTGCTGTTAACCAAGTTTCGTCATCCATCATGGTTGCGATTTCTTCACGAGTTAACCCTGTGCGGGCTTCGTAAATATCGATAAGGTTTTCTTTTGTTTTACGTAATGATTCTGCGGCTTTCTCAAAATCATCTGCTTCACCAAATGCATATGAGCTTGGATTGTGAATCATCATTTCACTACCCAGAGCCATATGAATTTCATCGCCAGCCATTGAAATAATAGAGGCAATAGATGCCGCTAGGCCCTCGATAATAACAGATTTCTTATTTTGTAAAGCTCGCAATCGGTTGTAGATTGTAACGCCCGCCGATACTTCGCCGCCTACAGAGTTAACATGTAGAACGATGTTTTGCGATGGATCCAACCCTTGGAGTTGTGATAGTACGTTTGAAACGCCAGTATCTTCACCCCAATAGTCGGTTCCGTTCACGACTACGCCATAAATATCGACGTCAATCGTCTCCGCTTCCTGAATCAGATTTAGCGGAGTTCGAATTTTGAACTGAAATTTGTTGTCCTTGTTCATTCAACAAGCCTCCTTCATCCATAGATTGGTGTTCACGAATACGTTGTGGTAAGATTTCATTTTCATAATCCATGCCCGTAAGCTCTGCCGCTTCCTTAGCACGAGTACTAAATGCATTCTTAACACGAATTTCTGCTGCAGTAGCTTCCTTCTGCGGGTCTAATTGACCTTGAGAAGGTCCGTACCACTCAGCGCCTAGCCACGCCTCTCGGATGATTGGATCATCGAAGAAACCTGGCGCGTCAATGCGACCTAATAGAATGGCCATCGTAAGCCACTCTTCGTAAATAGGATTGCAAAATTGAGTAATAAATTCGGCGCGTTGCGTTTCAACAGACTTCCAATATTCGAGTAATGCCGCTCTTGATGCGGAGTAACTTTGTCCAAAGTGCTTAACTAAAATCTCATATGGAATTTCTAGCGCCGCACCTACGTGGCTAATAAGAGAAGACGTAAAATCTGCAAAGCTCGTTGGTATTGGCGTTTTTTCGGCTACATTCACTTTTTCACCTGGCGCCAATACGTTAACTGTGCCATTGCCTAATTCGATTGTTTCGTCGTTTTCAGCATCCACTTGATCGTCTTCGTCAATCGCAGTCCCTAGCGACATGTCGTCCGGTGCTTCCGATTCAATGAAGATTGCCATCAAGGCATTAACTAATACCTTCATAACTTCCGCATCATTGTACCGGCTAAGTACTTTCAAGTCCTCAATTACCGGAGACAATATAGGGATGCCACGCAACTGGCCGCTTCGCTCAATCGTCATAACCTGAATAATATTCCGTCGTCCAGTTTGTGTGCCATACTTCGGAATATATGTGTAATCATGATCACCGTTAAATGAGTTATACAACTTATTTAATACGTAGAATCCAACGGCTGCGCCATATTTATTGAACTTAACCCCATGAATGACATCGTTATTCTCATCTTCTTCACGCCCTATATATTTAGGCGGAGAAGCCACAAGAATCGATTCAACAATCTGCAATCGCAACGGGTAAGGATTCTTATCCGTTTGATTAAGCAATAACGGTAAATTTACAAATGAATCACCGTATAATAGCTTTTCATAATACACTAAAGCCTGAATTCCGTAGAAATCGGTCTGTTCTCGTGCATCGCAGTGCTTCGCCCACATCGCAAACTCTCGTTCGGTCTTACGCTCCCACGCGTTCTTTTCTTCGAACGTTAGCCCCAACTCCTCGTAGCGGATATTGGCCTTAAATCGTAGGCCCGGACCAATAACATTGGTTTTATTCGTCTTCAGTGCGCCAGCTGCAATCGGTGTACCTTGTTGTAGGTCTACAGACCGTGCCCGTAGCATCCTAAAGTTAGCGTCGATATCATGCCTTGCATCTTGAGAGTTAACCAGGTATCCTTTTGCGCTAGACTTAAAGCTATTAGCGCCATGATTAGAATAGCCAGAGTTTGTTTTACTCCCGGAATACTGCGTTGCTTTATACCTGCCCGCGGCGGTTTTCATAAACTGCTTCTTACGTTTACTCATATATCACGCGGAATGACACGATAGGCACGGCGTCGAGGTCTATTCTCGAGCCTTGCTACTTCATTACGCCAAAAGTTGATGCGGTCTTTCACCTCTTGCACGTTCGCACGAGTTAACCTGCGATTACCAATGGTGTATTCTTTGCCTGTTGCCAGCGCTAAATCTGCTTCTAGCCACGCCTGTAAGTGCTCTTTTGCCTCATATATTGTCCATTCTGCCATCCTTTCACCTCCTTTCACGCATTAAAAAAGCGCCCATGTTGAGCGCTTAGACTTGTGCCATGCATAGATTGGAACATCATGCTTATTAAAGCCTGTGTTTCCACATCCGTGTGGCACAATATCTCCATATGTTTGATGTCATGAGCTGATATATTTAGGCCTTGCCTATATTTATATAAAAATTCTGGCATTGCCTTTTCTATCATTAAAAATAAATAATAAGGGATTGCGCTTCGTGGTTGAATCACTACATATTTAGCATCAACCTGTTGCGCGGTATCTAAATATAGTAATTCACCTTTGCTCGCAGATACTTGCAAGCAAATACACCCTTCCGTATATATTTGATTCTTTTTAGGCCTACCTAATATATCTGCAACTTCCGTAATTTTAACTCTTTTGTAATTTCTTAACATTACACGAACATCTTTTGAAGTAAATACTTTTTAACATCTTCTATTTTTTTATCACGGCTTCTTGCTCCTCGACTGTACACGCGCTATCAGAAGATACCAAAAATTCTGTAAATTCTTTTACAAATTCATCGTGCTCTTTCTGTGCGTCCGGATCCGTACAAACTAATTGCTTTAACATCTCCGCAATTTCTAAGCCCAATGTCCGACTTTCTCGATTAATTTCGTTTAAGTCTTTAGCGAGCTGTACCGCATCTGGTATTTCTTCAGGTTCAAAGCTGTCAATGTAGCGAGGAATATTCAGATTATAGTCATTAGCTAAAATAGTAGACACGCTAATGTTACTAGAATATCGCTCTATTTCTGCTCTGTCCTTGTACGCTTTAATGACTTTTTCCACCTGTTCGGTGGTCATTATATTTTTATTTTTGTTCTTAACAAAATCTTTTTGCGCATCGATAAATAATATATCCGTGTGAGTTCGATTTTTCTTAAATACCAATATACACACAGGAATCCCTGTATTCGTAAACAGATTAGAAGGCAGTCCGATGACCGCATCAAGTAGATTATCCTCAATCAGCTTACGTCGTATATCGCCCTCTGCTTGCCCTCTGAATAATACGCCATGTGGCAATATAAAGGCCGCTGTACCTGTCGCGTTTAACGAATGAATCCCATCGAGTATAAAAGCAAAATCGGCTTTACTCTTTGGTGCCAACTTATAACCTTCAAAACGTGCATCCATTTGTGGAACCCAAGATTGACTATATGGCGGATTGCTAATCACGGTATCCTTTTTTTTACTTCCAAGCATTTCTACTTTAGCTACTTGGCCAAAGCCAGATGCTGCGGATTCCACTTTATAGTACGCAAGCTCTTCACCAGTAAGAACGTTCTTCTCTACTACTTCCGCATCTATATTAGCTATTAACAGATTAAGCATCATAAAAGCTATCGCATTTTTTGAATACTCTTCAAGCCTTAGTGTCACGGTATTATCTGCCTTAAATTTGGCTAAGGACAACCCGCCAATCCCTGCGCACACGTCGCGAACATCACCGCCAGGGGTAATACCTCCAATTATATCTAGCACGCATTGTGGCGTGTAATCTTGCATATAATTTTTTCTATCCGCGCTATGTTCTTCAAATTCAGCAAGTAGGGCCTCATACGAATAGTAAGGCTGTATCGCCTTCAAAAGTACCGAACATGTATTCGAATCTAGCAACGCCTTTGTTAGAGCGGTAGGTATTTCGTGTACTTCACGAATATTTAATTCTTCCATAATCCTTTGTAGGATTGTCATAATCGTATTCCTCCTCCTCTAACGCGTCGTCTCGTTCGTTTTTTCGGTGACTCGCCCGCTTTCACTACTCGCGCCGTATTTTTTTACGGGCGGTTCCTCTCCTTTCTCTTCCCACCCCCCCCCCCCCC